GAGGTATGGCAGTCTCCTATTTAGTACCGAAAGGAGTTAAAGAGTTTGCTAAATACATGACCGGGGCAGACGATGAACAAATAGATGCCTACAAGCGTAGTTTCGCGGCACCGTGGGAACGTAATGCTGATTTAGTCCCCATCGCTACCGATAAACAAGGCAACATCACTGAGTTCTATAACTTTACTTACACGAATCCTTACGAATATCTGCGCAGACCTTTCAACGCGGTGTTTAATGCTTTTAATAATGGCGTTACCAGTGGCGAAGAACTATCCACCATTGCTATGAACTCCATCTTTAATACTCAAGGCACGGGCGCACTTAATGAATTGCTTAATCCATTCTTCGATGAGTCGATTTTGACCGCAGCTGTCGTTGACCTGGCACGTAATCAAACCGTGTACGGTCGTAAGGTTTATAACGACGCTGATCCACTGGGATTAAAGACCACTAAATCAATGGCCCATATTTTCAATACGTTGAGTCCTAACTTCTCACCCGTGCGTTTAAAAGGCACAGCTGCTGATCCGTTTTATGTGACTACTGATCTGAAAGATTTTCCCCGCTCGGTCATGTCCGGAGCTGGCTTGTTAGCCCCCGACCGTTCGCTCAGTAAAAGCGGAGAAGAGTTGGATCCTTATACTGAAATAGGTCAAGCGTTGACGGGTTTTAAAGTAATGAAGCCTGCGGTAGAACGCACCATCCTTTACCGTGGCTTTGAAGCCAATGATGAAGTACGTCAAGCCGCTTCTATTTTTAACCAGGCCGTGCGTAATCCCAACGTGGTAGATCCCGAAGGTGTAGCCAAAGCCTACGTGGCGTCTAATGAAGGACGCTTTCGAGCTTTGAGAGATCTGGCCATGGCTATTGAAGACGCCAGGACATTGGGAATCTCAGACCCAGTGATTCGCCGTCAGTTAAAGAAGGCCAAGGTAACGCATGTGGATGACATCATGGCGGGTCGATTCATCCCTTATTTTCCTTCGGAAGAAACGTTGGCCTACATGCAAGCCAACACCGAGAGTCACCGCGCTACCATGTTCCCAGAAGCACAGATACGTCAAGAGTTTATTCAAAGTGCCAGGGAACCTATATTGCCGCGTGAAACCATTACGCGTCCTTATTATCAGCCTCCGCCCGAACCTTACAAACCGCCAGCGCCGTATCGTGCGCAAACGCAAGCACCGCAAAGCGCGGCAGCTATTGCTCTGCGTCAGAAGGAGTTAGAGAAGTTAATGGGTTTGGATTAAATTTTTTCCCCGTCAATTGCGGTTCTATGATCTCTACCACGTCGCTTGCCCAGGCTTGCAGGTCCTCATAGGGAATACCCCCATTGGCCGCCACGGTGACGATTTCATAGAGTTTGTCCGCATAAGGACTGAGAATTTTCAGCCGGTCGCTTTTATTCATACATTCATTCATGCAGTTAGGTCCCCGTAGATTGCACATTTGTAATGGAGCCGTCAACTGCATCCCTAACCGATTTTACTTTAGTTAGCAACTCTTTATTAAAATCCGCCTTGGATAGCTCACGCAAATCGGCACTGCTGTAATGGTCGCCGGAGCTGTGGGAAGCGGCGTCGTCGGTGTTAATTAATGTCTGTTCGTCCTTCTTATAGAGAACGCGGTCCGCTTCCACCTTGAGAACGGGCAACGGCATCAGGTGTGGAATCCACTGGTGTTGGCCACAGCCTTCGCGCTGGTCGTCCACGGTCAGCTCCTTCTCCTTACGCAGACAATGCCAGGGCGCGTCTTTGCCATTGAGAACGGGTTTACTGAAGCGACAGTTGCGGCAATTAATATCGGGTGGCAGTTCGCGACCGAGGTAAACGCGCTGCTGCTGTGGCGTCATGTAGGACTTGATGCGGTAATCCGTAGGCGGATAGAGCAGATCGGGTGGGCGTTGACTGTTCAACAGATACTTGGCCTTGTTTTTCATTTCGCTGAATACTTCGGGTTGTTCTTCGATGATCTCGGTGTAGAGGGCGGAAGTGTTCTTGTTGCATACCACCACTAAGGTGTAAGGCGTCTTAAACATACTCATGTAACAGTCGATCTGGACGGAGTATTCTTTGGACCAGCCACGATAGGTTCCACGTGAAACCAGATCCTTGAAGCGCTTGTCGTTGGCCGATTTAACTTCCAGAATCATGCGTTGGTTAGGTCGATCGGTCATTACTCCGCGCACGATGCCGTCGATGGACCCCGCAAAGTGTCCGCCTAATGTAGAACGGGCAAAGGGTTTGCCGTTTTTATCGTTGGCGTGAATCTCAATGCCTTTTACCTTGCCGAGATTTTCCGCAATCTGATCCTCGATGTGATTGCCCAGGTCAAACAGGCGTAGGATACGTCCGCCTAATCCCGCGGGAAAACACCAACGGAATTGCAGCCACAGCTTACGCTCGTCTTCGCTGCCGATCTGACTGAAGCCGAGGTGGGCGCGGTAAGGTTCGTTTTCGTTGATCAGTGCCTGGTCCAGTGATTCGATTAAGTTCATAGATCTATCCTCCTGTTGTCGATATAAACGGCCTTAACATTATTGTATTGGCCTTCGGTGGTAATGAGCATGTGAGTTAAATGCTTTAAGGCGCCTTGATTAACGCGCGCCACGGCTTCGTCACTGCTGCTCGGTGGGTTCTGCCCGGTCATGCGACGCCAACGGTTACGCGTGACGTACTTCATGCGCGGATGCTCAAACATCAACGGCAGCATGCGATGGGCAAAAGAGTCGCCGGTCTCCAGGACCAGCTGGCAATAAGTGTTCTGTTGCTTGGACGTGTGTATGCGTGCGTACACATTGGAGATACTTTCCTTAGACGGTTCACGTACGCTGCCGTTTTTCTCATCGGAAAGGATGTAGCCTTTGCCCGCTTTATTCTTGGAAGCCACACTGGGTTCCTTGTATAAAGGCGTGTAGGAACTCGATACCGAGCGTTTAAGGACGTTTTCGCATTCACAGCATACTTTGGCCACATAAGCATTAATGGCGTCGCATTCGGGACAAATGCGGATACGGTGCTGAAAGCCCTCATCAGCGGGGACCGCCTCGTCAATACAGCCATGGCGTATCATGTTCTCGCCGTAGTCCAGCATCAAACAATTCTCCTTGCCTGGAAAGGGACGCATGCCACGTCCGCACATCTGCACGTACAGGCCCAGACTCTTGGTCGGGCGCAGTAAAGCGATGCAATCGGTACGCGGCGCGTCCCAGCCTTCCGTCAGGACGCCTACGTTGCAGAGGGCGTGAATCTCACCGTCGTTGAAGCGTCGTAAGATCGCTTCGCGTTCGTCGTTGGGAGTCGCTCCCGTAACGCACGCGGCGGCTACCCCCAAGTCCTTCAATGTTTTTGCCATTTTGATGGCGTGTAACACCGAGACGCAGAAGAACACACTCGCAGTTCGGCCTTTCGTATAGGCTTTGGAAATCCAATCTTCAATAATTTCTAATACCAGGCGGTCGTCGAGGGCTACCTTTTCCAGTTCGCCTTCGCTGTAGTCGCCCCCTTTAAACTTCACCTTGACTTCACGTGCATTGATAACCGCGTCTTTAGAGACGGCAAAAGCACTCAGGCGTGCCAGGTAATTCTGTTGAACCAGTTTCGGCAGTTTGATTTCGTAGGCGACCTTGCTGAAATAGTGATGGTCTTCATCGCCGTAGATGTAACCCTGACCCATGCGGTAGGGCGTAGCGGTAACACCGAGGACGCGCGTGTCGGCGGCCTTGTCCAGCAAGCTGTTCAATACCTTGCGGTAACGGGTGTTGCCATCGGGTCCGACGTGGTGGGCTTCGTCAATGACGGTCAAATAGATGCCTGCCAGCGATTTTAAGCGCTTCTCTGAGGCGATCGTGTCCCTGGAGGCTACCAACACCGGGGCGTCGTCAAAGCGACGCAGAGACGCACTCATGATCCCGTAGGGTACTTCGGGCCACACTTCCAACAGTTTATTGACCGCCTGGCTAATCAGTTCCTGGCGGTGGGCCAGGATCAGAAAGCGACGGTTGGGATCTTCCCGATGGAGCTGTTGGATTAAATGCGCGAATACCACCGTCTTGCCAGCTGCCGTTGGCAACACCATAAGGGGACGGTCTGCCGTGGGTTCGGTCTGGAGATGGTGGGTTAGCGCTTTAAGTGCGCTCTGCTGATACGGTCGTAGTTTCATGTCGGTCTGGTTTATTCATCGGCCTTTCCAGTAACTGTCCTTGTCTTGTTTCCTTATTTCAGGTAAACCTTCTTTTAGTTTTATGAAATTTACTTTCTGTGGTTTATGACCATCTTTAAAACTTTGTAATACCGCTGGATTTACCTCTAGGATTTGACAGATCACCTTATCGCTAAAGCCCATGTCGTTTAACTCTTTTAATTCTTTTAACACTTTCTTTCTTGAAAAATGATAAGAGTTCGCTACCAATTCTTCTATCTCACTCATCGCCCTTGTCCCCTAATTCTTCCCAAAAATAATCAACCATACAGGTAAGTAAATCGCCATGTCCTACACCATTTTCTTTAACCATCTTCCTAAATCTATCCTGTGTTTTTTGTTCTACTCTTACTCCTAGGTGTACAGTTTTCAGTTTCTTTTTTGGTAATTTAATTGGCTTCATCGCCCTTGTCCTCTGTAACGCAGAGACTTACCCCTCATTCTGCGTGTGTGCTTATTCATCGTTGAGGTAGCTATGTTCTTAGTGCTAGACTGACGAGTCCTCTTAGGAGACTTGTGTTCATCCATCTTGGTTGGTTGTCTAAACATCCTTACCATATCAACGTTTCCTCCCTATTATTCGTTATGAAAAGTAAAATGCAGCTCGCTGGTGAAGAGCTGGGAAAAATGTAATCCTTATTTATCAATGGTTTCAGAGCCATTATCCGTAACGGATAGCCCTTCTGAGCTTTGCCGGGCTTTTTTCTTTTCCAATCCCACAGGTAATTCAATGGCTTCTAAATCTGTGTTCGGCTTTAAGACGGGTTTCTTCTTCTTTTTCTTGAATAATCGCATGGTTCCCTCTCTCATGTTTTAATGGTTTAATCTTAAAAAATCCTTTGTGTTGCGGGTAGGTGTGTATGAAGTATCTTGCGTAGTAAGCTATCCAATCATTAGATATCTTGAAAGGATTACCCTTGGTTACTATATCAGTTTCCCACCGTATCCGTTGAATTATCGCCCAATGGCTATAGTTCTTCCTGCCTGATCGTATGGCTTCAAAAGTAAACTTCTGGAAAAGAGTCCACACATGCGGATTCTTCTTATGCCACCTCCACCACTTCTTCTTTTTTTCTTCATGTATTGGAGTTAAAGTCATCTAACAACTCCTTAAATTTTGCTCTCGCATCTTTGTCTTCCGCTAACTCGGAACGACTCTCTATCTCAAGCCTTTCCCTTAATTCCTTAACGGCTTCTATCTCTGATTTAACTCCTAGATAATCCCAGAACTCAATCTCCCGACACAACAACCCTGCTTGAGCGACTGCTTTCTTGCCTTCGCCTTTAATCTTTGGCATCACGGGTTCTTCTTGGTCATTGATAAGTACCATAGCCACTTGATACCGTGATCCCGTAGGTTGTCTAAACAAATCTTCGGGTACATCGTCTGGATGTATGACCAGAGTTATATTAACCCCCTTAACATCCTTCCTCATGTAGCTTTGTACTGCCTCAAAAGACATAGCCATTTCTCTTATACTGCTCATTTCTACTCCTTCTTAGTTTTTATACACAGGTTATTCACAAACTCTTTTCCACTGCCTCTATGCGTTTACCCAGAAATTCCATAACGTTTACGGACATACTGTTACCCAAGGCTTCATATCTGGGAGCAATAGGGCATTGATCTGCCGACTTTCCCCGATAGGGGATTTGGGTAAAGTTATCGCTAAATCCTTGTAATCTCTCACATTCTAACGGGGTTAATCGTCTTATAATCTTATTCCTCGGTACAACCCCGTCCATGAAGACACAAGGTTGTCTCTGCCCTCCCTTCATGGCATTAAGGGTAGGAGAGATCGGTTCCTTTTGTATTCTTGGTACCCCGTCTTGGGATCGTGGTTCAAAACAATATACTGAATGCCTATCGTTAGCAGTCAATGTATAGCTAACCCCTTCTTGATTTAATCCTATGCCGTTACAGTTGGTATTACCCGCCTGTATTGCCATTGGTTCATCTGGATTTATTACTAAATCAGTTGGTTCTTTCCAGTCTCTTGCTCGTACTGTACTTGCTATTTCGTCTTGAACGTACTTATCGCTTCTAGTAATGCGGTGCGTAGTGCTTCGGGAAGACGTTTCCCTTTGTTTTCTGCTCGGTTTACTATTCCTTGACAGTGCTTCTCGGTTAAAAAGAACCTTGGCGGGATTTCGCCAGTCTCCAAGATATCCCACAACGAACACACGCCTTCGTCTTTGTGGGATTGCCCTTGGAAATCGTTGTGTTCTGATGTATTGAGTGTCAAGAACCCTGTAGGCGAACCCATACCCGCATTCCGCCAACCCTCCAAGGAAGGTTCCAAAGTCCCGTCCTCCTTCCGAGGACAAAACCCCAGTAACGTTTTCCCAAAGTATCCATGTCGGATGTAGTCTTTGAGCAAGGCGAATAAATTCAAGGGCGAGGTTCCCTCTATCTTCTCCAAGTCCTTCCCTAAGTCCCGCAATCGAGAACGACTGGCACGGGGTTCCTCCAACAAGGAGGTCTGGTGTGGTTTCTCGTATGTCATGTTTAGTTATCTCCGTGAAGTCTCCTAAATTAATTATATTAGGATAGTGATGTTCAAGTACAGCAGAACAGAAGGGATCAATTTCAGAGAAAGCGATAGCTTCCCACCCCAAGGGTTCCCATGCAACGGTAGCTGATTCTATCCCGCTACAGACTGAAAGGTACTTAAACCTGTTTTCAGTCATTTTTTAAATATTGAACGTTCAATGTATAGATTGGAAGCCATATAAGCCTCGTCACGCTCCAAACGAGAAGTAAGTAAGGGGGAAGGTTCAACCTAAACTCAACGTTTCTCAAGCTTCTGCCATTTTCCTTAGACGCAATTCTTCTTTTAAAAAGTTAGAAGCTTCCTGTCTGGTGTATCTTGAACTCCCATGAGGAACCAAAATCTCATTTGGTTGATTGTCTAAATGGATAACCACCTCAACCCCATTCTTAAATCCATACTTGACGGTAGGATGATTGTATTCCCTGTACTTCGGTTTCCACCCGTCCTTCCGTTCCCGTTCTACGTTTCTCGCCTTCTCAACTATATCTTCGTATTGAGTCATTTCTCCCCTCCCTTGTCCAAGTTATTATTAAATTCTTCGTATGTCAATGTTGCCCAACTCAAGGCATCTATCCCATGTAATGCCCACCAAAGACTTTCATTCCCTGTTGTGTGACAATCCATGTGATGTTTTGCACAGAGGGGAACTGCAAACTCGTCTGAATTTTTAATTCCCCACCCCTGTTGCTCTGCATGACGTAAGTGATGTGCGTGTTCTCCTTCCCTTCCACATATCAAGCAAGGATGGGAGCGAATGTGCTTGAGATAAGCTTTAGAACGGTATGTCGTCATTAGATTCGGAAGTAACCACTGTCTCTGCTACCTGCTTGGCTTCTTCCTTGTCCACTTTCTTTTCCCTAGGCATTTCTATTCTAGTGAAAAGGTATTGGGTATATTCTCCCCTCTTGTTTTTATTCCTTGAGGTTCTTTCCCAAACTGCAACATTAGCTTCCACTTCTGTTAGGTTTTTATCATCCGCAAAGGCATTCGCCATTTGTCTGACTAGCTTTCTTGGGAAAACTATCTTGCCCCTCTTGTCGGGATGATTCTTGTTTTGTTTGTAATCGTTGGTAAATATCTTACCTTCTGCCTGTATGTATTCATCTGCCATTTTATTTCTCCTTTTTTTCCTCTGTTTTTTTAACGTCTGCTATTGCATCTGCGGTAATTTTGTTTAGTGGGAAACAGTCATGTTCCCATAAAATTCTTTCGTACTTTGTCATTTTTTTATTCATCAGTTATTTTTCTCCATTATTTTATAATCGTTCAAGGGTATTATGGTGCAGATGTGGTTCGTTTCAGTATAGTTAGCTTCTCTGAAAGCATCTGCCTCTTCCTTACTATCGAAAGTTCCGAATGAAGTTTTTAATGCTTCGTTGCTATTGGGATCGCCATACTGCACAACCAATATGTATTTAGGTCTAAGCTTTAAAAAGGTAGGTTCAGTCATTCTCTCCCCCCTCTTCCGTTTCTTCTAACAGTTCTTCTTTCTTTTCCGTAAGGAATTTTATCAACTCTTGGTAAGCTTCTGGATCGTGTTCCTTGACCATTTTTATTTGAGTTTTATTTACACCTGCCTTCTTCTCGTCCTCTTTGTCCGTGTCATTAATCATTTCGTTAAAAGATTCAACTGATTCTGGAGGGAAAGCCTTTAGGCTACTCTTTAGAGAGTCAATAAAAAACTCTGGTGTCCAAGGCTTATCGTTGAACAGAAGAGTATCTTCCTCTGTCTCTTCCGTCTCTTCCACTATCTCTTCCTTCTTAGGTTTGGCTTTAGCTTTAGGCTTTGGTTTAGGCTTGTCCTCTACCACAGGCATTTCTTCTTTTTCTTTACTACTATCATCTTTTTTTGGTTCTTCTCTGTCCTCTAGTTCCTCTCCCCTGTAAACATGAGCACCCAAGCCAAACATACTTATACATTTGGTTAAACACCTCATTTTAGTATTGGCAACATCAGTAACATCCCAAACTTTTTTAGCATTATTGTTGTGGTCTGTTATCGCTAACCACATACTGCGACTCACACCTTTTATAGTAACGGTGCAGTGAACAGAAGCACTTCCGTTTGGATAAACCATACAATCCATTGTTCCGTGTACTGGGTTGTCAAACTCTTTGAATTCATAATCTACTTCTGGAAAGTATTTGTGAATTTCTTGCCACATATCAGTCCAACTTAAATAATCGAACTTACCTTTTTTATCTTTTATTTTATCCATGCTAACCTTATTCAAGGTGTCCCATATTTCTTTATAGTCTTTACTCATTATCTTTGCTCCCATTGGTTAATAAATTAAGTATTTCTCTTTTATTTGCTTGTGCAAAATTCTCTCTCTTGGTCGTATGACTGACTTGTATCCCGTCAACTTCAAGGTTTATGCTAATCTCGTCCCCGTGTTCAGTTATTACGGGACTAATACCCTTTCTGGAACACAACTGCATAAAACCTATAATGGATCGCAAGTATTCATCTTGTTGCTCTTCATCAAACACCATTGTTTTTCTTCCACTCCTTATGCTGATCACAGTATTTAGACACAGGGCAGTAGCCGATACAGAAGGTCGGTTCGCCCTTGCGTTCTTCTAAGTAGTAATCATCATGGTCATTGTTCTTTAAAGCTTCCTCGGCTTCTTTCTTACTATCGTATAGTTTAATGGCTCTCTTCCTGCCTTCCTTCATAATGGCAAACTTGTCGTCCTTCGCCCACATTTCCTCTGCACTGCATGGGACTAAAGGTTTTCCCTCCATGTTGTCTTTCAGTGCTTGTTGGTGCAGTAACACCCTCTCTTCCATATACCTGTCTTGTTCTTCGTCTGTCCATAGGGGTAGATCAATTACCTCGATAGGTGCCTTCGGATAATCACTGTTCTGTTCGGCTCCGTTTTGTTTGTAGTCTCGGTAGATAGCGACAATCTGTAGCTTCTTAACCTTTAATCCCTTGGCTTTGCGTACTAGGTAGGCATAGCAGTTCAACTGCTTAACCCAATCGGGTTTAGGTTGTTCGCCCAGAATGACACTGAACACCCCGACAAACTTATAGTCTTGTAGGATAACTCCGTCTTCTTCTGTGATCTGGACATCTATTGCCCCAGATATTTTCCACCCATTAATCTCTTGGAAAAGCCTCTCTTCCGTTATGGTGTTCTCGTCTTCATCTACTCCCACCTCTAAAACCTTGTGCATGAGACTTCCCATAACTGCGTAGTATCTGTCTGCTACGTCTTCCGTGATGTGATCGTTATACATTTTTTTAAGCACTGATTTTTGCGGTGCATCTTTAACGTCTGATATGGAGATATCGGAGGCTCCACGACTATAAACAATTCTCTGAACGAGGTTGACGAAAACTTGTGGTAGGTTTGTTTTATTTGTTAGTTTCATTCCATTTTCTAGCTAATTCAAAAGCTTTAGCGATAGCCGTTTCTCCACTAAGAGTTACTATTGAACCCTCTTCCACTATCTCATTGGTTGAGGTGTCCGTTACTTTCAAAAACCACTTTGGTTTTTGATTTTCGACTCCATCCCTACGAGCCGTGCCTAGGTATCGTTTCATTATTTTTTCTTGTGTTCTAGTTCGTCCACAAGCTTACTCATGCGGTCTAAACTAGCTTGACATTCCTTTAGAGTCTTAACCATTTTCTTACAGTTCTGGTCGGCTTCCACCACTAAGTTATATATTGAAGGTTCAATGTTCATTTAACTCTCTTTTGTAAACTCAATATCTGGTTGTACTTATTGCGATTTCTTTTCCAGTCTTCCTGTAGGTATTCTTCCACCAGATCAGACTTACTTTTGCCCGTAGCATCTTCAATGCCCTCCAATATCTTTTCGGTTTCGCTAGAAATTCTTAGGCTAATTACCTTTGTCTTGTTCGGATTCTCCGACATCTTTCTTCTCCTTATTTTTTTCATCTAAATCAAGAAGGTTTTGCATGGTTAGTTTTTCCTTGCCTTCTTGTTCAAGCTGAATAGCCAACTGTTTTAATCTGCCCATTGATTGATCCCTCAAAAAAATCTATAGTGGTAAGGATAGATTATTTATGAAATAATGTAAACATATTTTCAATGTAGATTTTTCAAAGGGAGAGCGAAAATTAACCAAGTAGCTACAGAGTGGGAAGGGACGGAAGAGTTAAACTTCTCTATTCTGGCACAAGCTATAAGGGACTTAGCTTCCATTAATCATTGGACTGTTACTAAAGCTATAGATTGGTTCATATCAGAAGACTTTATCGTGTTCTGTAAAAACATGAACTTGGATGCCGACAGTTTGCGAGAAGCTATGATGAAAATATTAGAGGGGACAGATACAGAAAGAAAACAAGTAACGGAAGATACCATTTCAAGTCTCCGTGCTTCTCTCTGGCAAAAGAAAACCCGTCTTTGAAGACGGGTTGTTTTTGGTAGGATTTTTCTTGATCTGTCTAGTATATAACTGTCTAGTTATAAACTAGATAGTTTAATAATAGTATTAGTTATATAAGAGAGCAAGTAAAAATGGAATCAGTTTTAGAAGCCACAGTCAGAAACACCGACTTAAAAGGAGAAAATAACCCAGTTAGAATTAAATGTCCCGAATGTTCAAGCCAAAGGAAAAAGAAAACCGAGAGAACTTTAAGTGTCACTCGTAAAGACGGTAAGTTTTTATATCAATGTTGGCACTGCGGAATAAGCGGAGGGTACAACACCAAGAGTAATACAACTCCCACCAATACCGACATTTCCATAACCAGAGGAGATCGTAATGTAGCAGTTGGTTCCCCCCGCCTCGCTCCAGTCATAACGGATATTCAGTCTGGAAGTACCGACAATTCAGCATTCAAGGATTTTATATCTCAACGCCACATCTCATCTGAGGTGTGTGACAAACTCGGAATACTAGCGGATACGAGAGGGTTCAATGGTGCAGGAACAACAGATGCAATAGGATTTCCTTACAAAAGAGACGGAGAAATTTATGCCGTCAAATGGCGAAACATTTCAGAGAAAGGTTTTACCCAAGAAGGATCGGCAAATACTTTTTTTAACCTAGATAGATTAAACATTGAAGGTTCAATACTTATTTGTGAAGGCGAACTTGATTGTATTTCTATGGAACAAGCAGGGGTAGAAACACCCTGTGTTTCAGTTCCTAATGGGGCACCGATTAAAGTATCCAACAACAACAAGGTTGATCCCTCGGAGGACAGAAAGTTTTCTTATGTCTGGGAAGCGAGAGACGTATTAGAGGGGTGCGACAAGGTAATCTTAGCAGTGGATAATGATTCAGCAGGATTGGCGTTAGCCGAAGAACTAAGCCGAAGGATTGGCAAAGGCAAGTGTCTGACCGTTACCTATCCCGAAGACTGTAAAGATGCGAATGATGTATTAATCAATCATGGAGCAGAAAAACTTGTAGAGATTGTAGAAAATGCCAAGCCAGTACCAATCAAAGGTCTGAACGGAGCAAACTTTTATGAGGATAGATTATCTACCCTCTATGAAGGAGGGGAGTACAGGGGTATTTCAACTGGCTTTGAATCATTGGATAGGCTTTACACCCTGTCAACGGGTATGCTGACTACGATCACGGGAATACCGTCCAGTGGGAAATCACAATTCAGTTCCCAACTGATGTTGAACACTGCCATAAGTGACGATTGGAAATGGTGTGTGTGCAGTTTTGAAAATCCCATAGAAATCTTAATCGCCAGTATGTGCGAAATGTATGTTGGAAAAAGTTTTTTTGAGTCTGATAACAAGATGAACGAAGAAGAAAAGCGAGAGGCTTTGAAGTTTGTAGATGATCATTTCGTTTTCATAGATCACATGGGAGGGGCAAGTAGTGACGTAAAGTCTATAATCCAACTCGCCCAAACCTCTTGTATGAGGTTGGGTATTAGGGGATTGTTGATTGATCCGTTTAATTATGTGACGTTGCCAAAGGGAGAGACGAGTGAAACCAACCAGATATCTAAGATGCTAACCGAGTTACAGTTATTCGCTAAGAGTGCAGATATTCATGTTATTTTTTGTGCCCATCCCCACAAGATGTATCCCGACAGTAACGGGAAAACTCCGATACCAACAGGACATCACATATCAGGAAGTGCTTCGTGGTTCGCTAAAACCGATCACGGGATCAGCATAGATAGGGGAGACGGAGACGTAACGATACTGTGTTGGAAGTGTAGATTCCGTTGGCTTGGCGAACAAGGTATGATTAAATTAGGTTTTGATGAAGTATGTGGAAGGTATTTAGAGCAGTCTGATTTTGGTATGTATGATCCTATGGGATCAAGTATTGAAGGTTCAATAGATGAAGAAGAAGAAGACGACTCTTGGATTGAGTTCTGAATTTAACGATTTAGGCAGTCCGTTTCTGCACCAACATTTTATGATGATGTTGGAAAGAATGGGTAAAAGCGATAAGTTAATTCGCTCCAGAGTGAGAAATCAAACCATGTTTGACTTGCTCCATGTCCTAGAATTGATAGACAACCACCAACACTCCGCAGGAGAGTACCTGTTAGAAATGGCAGTTAAGAGTGGTTACTTTTTAAACCCAATTAATTACGAAACCCAAACGCAAAAAAATTCCCCCCCTTCTTCTGCCTCAAACTATGCTTTACGATCCTTGCGAATAGCAAGAATAATGCGTGTGTTAAGACGAGAATTAGGAGGGGAATCTAATTATGTGTTTAATGTTGTGGTATTAAACCACCCCATAAGAACACAAGACGATCTGGATTTAGTCCGTAGAGGATTGGATATTATCCAAGCCTCTGTTGGGATTGGATACTCTCCAAATCTGTCTCCTCTACTGGCTCTACAATCTGTGGTAAAAGTTGCTTGAGCATATAAAGCACCTGCCCTGACATACTTCTTCCCTGATCTTTGGCTAATTTTTCTAAGGTATTCTTGGTATAAGTTGTAACTCTTATAGTTAGATATTCTTCTTTTTTACTCACTGTATTGCTCCTGTAAAATTTAAGTCTGATTTAACAATGTCTTCCCAAATTGCTATAAAGGTTTCCCTTGGTACTGCTATTCCGCAGTAAGGGATATTCCAAAAAGGCAATTCGGTATTCTCCGAAATCCAAATAAAGGCTTTTTCTGTATGGGGATTTAATAAATAAAAATCCCCACCGCCTTGTACACTAAAATCACTCATTCATCAATTTCCTCCTCGATACCAGTAGCAAATCCTTGCTTCTTGAAAGAAAGATGTTTCCTCGGAAACCTACCCCTTTCGGGGAAAAGAATATCCAAGTTCCTTTGGTTGATGTCCACTAACTCATTAAAAGTTTTTACCAACTCAAAGTCAATCTCTGACATTTCTTCTTTAGGAGTACGATCAATCTTAGTGTAAATTCTATTACAAATTTCCATGACTGGTTGAATAGTATCTTCCAGTAATTCTTCATTAACCATTAGACACCACCCCTCATTTGAGCAGGAACATAAGGCACTACATTAACAGAGTAACCCAAGTCCTCAATAACAGACAAGTGATAACCATTGAAGGTTTTAGAACCAGTAAGCTTGATTAGCTTCTTGGCAGTTCTACAAAAGGGGTAACAATGATCCACCCCATAATTGTTTTTCCAATAAACATTTATTTCCTGTTTCATTTTCCCCCCTTGTATAAATCCCCAAATAAAAGTTTCCTTTCTTCGGGTTTACCATGTTTCCAGATAGCTTTGAACAATCTTTTAATTATGGCTTGATAACTTAATGGCTTCCAAATACCCGATCCTTCGTAAGTTTCTACCATTTGTTTTGACAGTATCCTACGAATAGTAACTCCTTCGTCTCGGTACATATCCAAACACTGTTGACCTTGTAAAGCATACCTGCCATTCATCCACCTACCCCTGTAGTTAGGATCACTTAGAACTTCGGTGTCTTTAAAGATTTCTCCGAAAGTACCCAAGTCGTCATACATATATGAAGCAAATCTTTCCCATGATTCTTGATCAGTGGGAATTTTCTTGCTCTTTTTCTTATCAGCTTTTTCAACTGCACCGTTAAGTGCCTTGGATATTTGGGTATCTCTATTTCCAGTAATCTCTTTTACTGTCTTGGCAATATCCAAACTAACCTTAACCTCTTTCTTGGGTTTGGCTTTCTTTTTGGGTTTAGATTTCTTCTTGGGTTTATCCCTAGTATAAGAGGACTCGTCCCATTCAATATCTGCAACTTGTCTCCAAGTAACAGATGCGTTTGGATGATATTTCCAACTTGAATTGCCTAGCATTTCTCTTACATCTATAGCTTTCACTCCTTGAGTTTTAAAGTTTCTTAGGATTGCTATGGTATCTATTTCATCCCTAAAGATATTAACCACTGTATAGACTCTAGCCTTGAGTTTATTTTGAGGCATTTTATTTTCTACCTCTCCATAATGGTCTGCAAGTTTTGTCCATATCTGGTTTTCTTTTACTGTTATTTCTTTCATAATTTTCCAGTCATTCCCGGTGTTACCCGGAGTTAAAAAAAGTTAAATATTGAACGTTCAATGTTTAACTGCTCTATAGACGAGATATCCGTAACGGATAATCTAGTTCCCGGTAAAAACGCCCGGTTGTGTTTTCCTTCGTAACCCTTATTTTTATCTCGTCTATATTGGAACGTTGACGTTCCCCTTTATTTACCGTCAAAGTAAACAAAGGGCAAAATCAACTCCTTTTTTTGATTTTCGGCTTAAATGCGTAGCCATAGAGAGCCGATCTCTAGGGGAGGAGGGGTAGTAGTACCCCCTAAAATGCCTCTTCCCTCAAGAAACCCAAACCAGTTCAGCAAACTTGAACCAGTTTTGGTTCGGTGTTTCTTCTTCTTTACTACTATCATCACTTCTTTTTTTGTAGTGCGTATTCTTTCTCTACAGTTCCTACTTCTTTGCTTCCTCTAAAGTGTGGCTTAATGAAAGTGACATTTCCTTTAGCCAGTCTTCTTAGATGTCCTCTAACTGAATGGAATGCTTTAGGAGAACCATTACCATTGTGACCACCAGAAGCACTACCGTAGAGATCAAGCTTCAATACCTTATGCTCCCAAGTAGGTCTTCCTATCAAGTGACTAGACTTGTACCCATGCGTACCGCCCATGTGGACACCTGTTTTTCCTTTTATTGTTTTGGTACTGGACAAAGCAGGATAGCTAAGTAATAGATTAAGGAGGAACCAAATCCTTAAGGTGTTGTGTTCCATGTCGTCAAAGAAGGGACTACTAGCACCTATTCGATAACCTCCTCCGTGAAATTGTTCGGATTCGTCTAAGACTCCCCAACCAAAAATGGCACTCTTTCCTTTTTCTTGCCAATACTCGCCCTCTGGGTTTATCAGATAAACACTAGGATCAAGTATGGTTTTGTTTACAAATTCTTTATGGGGAAAATTATCCTTAAAATATACTGAATGAAACATTGAGTAAAGGGTAGTATCTTTATTTAACGACCTTCCCTGTAATCCAAACTTTTTAAGAATTCTATATATGGATTTATTCTTGATACTACTAGCTTGAACGTCTTTGGCTTCTCGTAAACAAAGATTATGCACAACGTTTACGTCTTCAAACTGAATAAATGTTTTTTCATAAGGAAGAAATATCTTTATGTCTTGTGCAACTGTTTCCATTTCCTTTGGGGTTAAATTTTCAGCTACATTAGAGTTATTAAAATCTAAATAAAATTTGTTAGCTTTTTGTATTTCTTGTGATATTGATTTCAATATAGAAAGTCCCTCTTTTGAATCCAAATAAAATTTATTATTGTCATTAAGATTCTTATTGTGTTCCTCCAAATAGGGAGGAGGGATAAATTCATTTACGAACTTACTTGGATCATTCACTACTAACCAATGAGCCGATAACAATTTCTCTTTTATCTTTTGATAAAGTTTCATAATAATTCCCTCTTAATAAGATGTCGTTGAAATATCTGTTTAGATCAGATACAAAAAAAGAAAGGGATAGACTTTGACATCTATCCCTCACTAAGAGAATGTTGAACCACCACGCTATTACTCTGCCCCCAATGGTTCAACTAAACCAATTCTCTCACTTGGTTGTATAGGAGAGGGGCATTGTTTCTTTAAGCTACCTTACCCCAAGGCAACTCATAATTACTTGCACAAGTAGCACCGTAACCAACCTTCTTGCTTCTTTCGTCACTCAATTTTCTATGACAAAAGCTACAAGTACCAGTCAGCTTTCCGTACTCACTTGCAACCTCGGAAGGGTTAGAGCCTAACCTAGTTAATAGGTCGGTTAGTTCCTGCTCAACTTCTTTCCCTTCGGGATAAGTAAACAGTTCTCCTCCTTGGGTAATCCTTCCGTAGTAAGCCGATCCATACTTACCGCCAGTCAACTGCAATTGACCTGCGTACTTCGATCTATCCGTAGCCTTATAGATACATAGGTCAGCGTCATTAGGCAATTTGAACCAAAGCTTGGGGAAACCCTTAACCTTGTTCATAAGTGCCACCACACCGCTCATATTAGCGATTTTGGTACTCTTACTTAGGAAGTCTGGTTTCTTAGGGTTCTCTACTTGATCTACAATCTTAGCAATACAACCCCACTGCTTCTCTGAAAGGTCGCCTTTCTTTTCCAACTGCGTAATCACACTGTTGGCAAAGTTAGATTCCCACTCACTAAGATTACCTTCTGTTGAGAAGTGTCTTAGCTTTTCCATATTAGTTTTAGGTATTACTTCACTCACTAGGCACCTCCTCTTTTTCATTAGTTATAATAGGAGAATCTTTCCCCCATATATCAAACTTATTTTTATCTAGGAGAGGAACCATTGTTTCTCCGTCACTATCAATTCTATAAAAAGTATAATCTTCATACTCTCTATTAAAGGATAACTCTTGATCAACAATTCCCTCACTATATAACTCACGCAACTCTTGATCATTTTCTGCATACATTAATCTAGTAGTTGTGATTGTTCGCACTACAGCGTAGTTATATTTTTTACTCACTAGACACCTCCCAATACTTATCTATTCCTAAGAAAAGGAATGATCCACTTAGGAAAGAGAAGAGAGACAGAAACGTAATGTGTCCATAAGTAGAGTAACCGTATTGAATGAGGTCATTTCCCACATAGAGAGTTAGGAAAAGTGAACTCATACCACACACTATATACGCAACTAAAAATTTCATTTAGCCACCCCCATAAATCTAGTAGGGATAACAATGTCTGCATCACAGACATCACAACATCTACCTTCTGCTACTGGTTCAGCATTGTTACCACTGTCCCAATAGACTTTACCTTCGGGAGTTCTTTTTTCCTCGATAGGATTTTTACAAATAATACATTTCATATTAGTTCCTTTTAGTTATACACATGAAGCTTCCGCTTCTTTATAGATACCGTAGTACCTATAAAGAAACGACCTCCGAAGAGGTCGCTTACTTTTAAGAGTTGTACCACATATCCGCTACTTCAATAGCATCAACTGGATTATATTCTTCGCCCTTTCTTATAGAATCTTGAAGAGTATTAAAAACATCTTCAAGAACTCTTCCTTGCTTTAGAGAATAGCATTGACGTTCTTCATGATCCGTAAGAAATGGAACACTCTCTCCAGTTATTCTATTTGTTATAGATTTAGATTGAAGAAACTCGTTCCGAAAAAAGCCACAGTAAGAATTGAAGTCAGAATATGGATTATCCAAAAGAAATTTTTCCATATTTCTAGCGATATCAACCATGCTTACTAACAAGTCCACAAAGTCTAAGAATAATAAGTCTTCCGTAGTTTTCTCTTCCTTCGCTTCAATCTCCTTGGCACGAACCTTCCTAGATTCAAACCTATCTGTCGTTATATCAACCATAATAATTTTCCTTATAAGTTCTCGTTAAACACATGAAGCTTCCGCTTCTTTATGGATACCGAATAGTACCCATAAAGAAACGACCTCTTAAGAGGTCGCTTACTTTTTAATAAAGAATACGCAGTTCTTTAAAAACCTCTAATTGTTCTTGGTTAAGTGTTGAAACTTTACCTACACGAACAACCGTATCGCCATACTCGTAGCTATGTGATTCATAAAGATCATCGTCAGAAAACTCTTCTCCAAAAAACTCGGATAAAATTGTTTCATCATTTATTTTTCCTACGTCTTGTTGATAGTCTTCGAGATTAAAATTCTTATAATATTGATATTCACTATAAGTCTTGTCTCCGTCTTCTATATTTATTCTAACTAATATCATTAGTTCTCCTAATTGTAGTTATACACATGAAGCCTCCGCTTCTTTATAGATACCTTGTGAATACCTATAAAGAAACGACCTCCTAAGAGGTCGCTTACTTTTTAACAAACAAATACCCACTTACCACTGTTGTAATAACCGCCAGTATTTTCTGAAAAGTAACAAGTTATTTCATCACTTACTTTATCCAAAGCTTTATCTCTAGCTTCCGCAGTTTCAAATTCTTGGATTAAGAAATACTTATCAGAACATTCGTAAGAAGCTTCCGCTTCTTCTTCAATTAAATAATTAATTCTCCACTTAGCTAAGTCTAAGGTGCGAATATTTGTATTGCCATTCGTATATTCGGTTGCATATTCTCCATTCGGATCAACAACTATATACTTCCACTCTCCAAATCTTTTCCTTCTTCGGATAGTGTAGCCTTTATACTTATAGTCTTTATCATATTTCATATAGTTTCCTTATAAATTTTAGATGACTTGTCATCTAGTTAAATATTGAACGTTCAATGTTTAATTGGGATAGCCGTCAAATATCCGTAACGACTACCCCAAAAACATGCCCAGTGTCGTGCCGTGCTACATTTCCAACTCGATTATTTCTCCATACCTATCCAATCCCATAGCATGAAGATAATAGTCATTGTAGTTAGGAGTTAAGCACCACCCAACAGGATAGCTAGGTTCAAGAGGAACCCTGCACTCTCCGTCTGTCAGCATTAACAAGCATGAAGGAATGATTCCTTCTTGCTCTATCCAATCAGTAACCACGTTAAAGTTAGTACCTCCGTAGTACCTAGTTGGCTTCATAGAGAAGTTATCTCCTGCATCCAGTTCAACCACCTCTTTAAGTATGCCTGTATAGTAAAGGATGTAGATTTTTTCAAACCCAACTTGCCCTATTATATTTTTCATAGCACCTTCAAACAGGGAAACTTCCTCGTCTCGTACTGATGAAGACTGATCCACTCCAATAACTAAAGTATTAAGCTGATCCTTGTCTTCACTAGGAAGATATAAGCCTTCGGCTATGTGTCTTCTATTCGGATAGTTCCAAGTAAAATCAGAAGCTATGGCATCTTGACATAGATTTAATAATCTATCTCTCCAGTTTATCTTGTCTTCAACATAGCCTTTAAGATCACGAGTAAGTTCTGAACCTCCCGATCCATAACCCCTTGCTCTTGCTCTCATTTCTGATTGCACAACATCTACTCGTAACTCTTCTAGCTTCTCTCTCACTTCGGATTCAGTTAATTTCTTTCCGTCCTCCTTAGTTTGAGCAGTCACTTCTCCTGCCTGTTCTCCAAATTTATCCTTGAAGTAATCTTCGATTGAGCCAGTACCCTCCGAGGAAGATTCGCCAGATTCCTCTCCGTCTCCCTCGCCAGATTCCTCTCCGTCTCCCTCGCCAGATTTACCCTGCGAAGATGATCCCGAACCTTCGGAGTCTTCCGACTCTTCGGACTCGTCTGAACCCTCGGAATTAGAAGCTTCCTCTTTGGCTTGTTCGTACTCTTCATAAAGTATTGAGTATATTTCCTCTGCACTTTTGTTTCCGTACTCGTCACTGATCAACCCACCTTCGGGAAGAGTAAACCCTCCCCTCACTAAGTCTCTGTTGATAGCGAAATCCGTAGCGTAATTCCAAGCGGTATGATCCCTGTCTCCCTGCCTCAAGTGATGTCCGTTAGTAACGTGCATCACTTCGTGAGCAATAACTCCAGTGATATCAGCAAGTAACTCGCCTTCAACAAAAGAGGGATTGAAACGGATAACATAACCGTCTGTCGCCATAGTATTTACTGACTCGTCCTCAATCAGCTTCAACTTCATAGCTTGGTTCCCAAAGAAGGGATGTCCAGTCACTAATCTGGTTCTAGCTTTAGACATAATGTCTGTCGCTTTTGATTCGATCATATAATCCCCTCCATATTATCTAAAATTGCATTCGCTTCTTCGGAAGCTTCAACAAATTTATCCGCTTTATCTTTATCTTTTCTAAGATCAGATGCACCGTCTATATTTGCTATCGCTTCTTTAAGAATGGTACTCACTTTCGTAAGTTCCTCGCTACCGTTGAAGTTCCAAGATTCAAAACTTTCAACTGCTTCCGCAACCTTGTTGTAAGAATTGTCTCTGAAAGTTTTATCTTCCTTCAAGCAATCCGCTAAGTGAGTAAGCAACGCACCCATTTTAAGGGTAGCTTGTTCTGTTGCCATTTCAATAGCCGATCTCTCTCTGGTTTGAACCTCCGCAGTTTCAGCACCGCTCACTCCAAATCTAGGATCAGAAGCTATATTTCCTTCACTCCCGATATAGCCTTCTTCATTAAGAACTTTTTGCCTGTAGTCACACTCAAACAAACCTGCAATCTCTTCTTTAGAAGGATAATCCGAAGGATCAAACATATCTTTCAAAGATTCCTTGGCTTCCTTAACAATAGAATCGTAATCGCCAAGAAGTCTCTTAACAACTCTTTCTCTCTCGTCCTTGTAACCGTTGAACCTTGCAACAAATTTTTCATGCAATTCTGTCGGTAATAGGTGCCACCCCTTACCGTCAAAAGGCACACAAAATCCTTTGCATCCCAAACCAACTGAATAGAAACAGTGATTCCTAATTTTCTTATCAATGGTTTGAAGATTTGAGAAAGACTTTTCATTCAGAGCCACCAGTCTCTTAGAAGCACTGACCATATCCGAATGGACTCCGTACTTGTCTGCCATTTCTCTAGCAAGTCTCTTGTCAACTTTTCGTGGGTTCCACTTCCTTAAAACTGGTGCCACTAGAACTGCTTTTTCATTAAGTTTCATAGCTTCTCCAATTACGACATTAAGTTTTTAAAATCTTCCGTGAATTTAATGTACTCTTTTGTCTTGGTTAATTGAGGATATAACATACTGATATCTCTCATAGTTATAACTGCGAACTCTTGACTCATTTCTTCTCTCGTAACGAAAGTGATAATGTTTCCAAGATTACTTGCAGTCGCTCTGTTTGCTAACGCACCAGTAATTGCGTAGTTAACCGCAGGATTGTCGCCAATAGGATAAGTCTTAGGTTTCTTTAAGATTTCCTTAATGTCGGGAAGTTCCCTCGAAGTCTTCATAAAGCCTACGAATTCTATCCCTGCTCCTTCTCCTACTGTACCCTTGATCAACTCTTCCTCGATTCTTCCTTGTTCGGGTTTCGCCTTGATGATGTTGGATACAAACTCCCACGTTCTAGGACTCGCCCAAGCTTTTTCATTCTTGTCTTCGGGAAAGTCATATAACAGTTCGGGACGGTATCTTATGAAAGCAATAACACTGGGATCAATGTTCCCTTCTGTTATCGCCCACTCGTACCAGTCATTTTCATTAACTTCTAATTCCAAGTTAATGAACCTGTTAGCCAACGCACTATTCATTTGGTTAGCACCTGCTCTATCGGCTACTCTGTTACCTGCACCGATAATTACAGTATCTTTTGGCATTGTGTACTCTCCAATTTTTCTATCCTTGATCAACTGAAAGAGTGCCTTCTGCACACTTGGGGAACCATGAACCAACTCGTCTAAAAAGAGAATTGATTTTCCGTCCTCTTCCCTTGGAAGAAAGACAGGAGGGTTCCATTTAGTTACACCATCTTCCACTGATGGCACCCCACGAAGGTCAACTGGATCAAGCAAAGATACTCTGACATCAACAACGTTGTAGCCAAGACTCTTGCCTACTTTGGTTATGATTTCAGACTTACCGATACCTGCTCCACCTTCAATATATACTGGTTGATTCAACTCAATTATTGTCTTGAGTGTTCTCTCCAGTTCTTTAGGTCTAAGCATAATTTCTGCTCCTATACTATTATAAACATTGAACGTTCAATACATGAATGTCCAACAACCATGAAGCTTCCGCTTCTTTATTGATCCCAATTATTAGAACCAATAAAGAAACGAACTCCGAAGAGTTCGCTCCGCTTTTATTTTACAAATAGAGTAGGATCAAATACTGTATTCAGATTTTTTATAAAAGCATTTACCGTTGCTCTCTTTTTAGCTAAGTAAAATTTTCTTTGCTTGTTAAGATTTTTCAATCTTATTCTTTTTTGTTTTTTATTCACAGTTTCTCCTTGGTTATAGACATGAAGCTTCCGCTTCTTAATGAATACCTTGTGAGTACCCATTAAGAAACGACCTCCGAAGAGGTCGCTCCCTTTAGACTGTTCCTTCAATCTCTTCTCCGTTCACGACTTTAATCAAAAGTGATCCAAGCCTTTCTGGAGGAACCCAACCAAGAACTTTCAATTTGTCTTCTGCTCCGTCCTTCCAAATTCCAACCTCGCAACTCTTTCCTGCATTACAGTAAACAAACCTGTTCTGTTGGATAGAGATATTAGTTCCGTCCTCAAGTTTAAACTTGATGCCCTTCTGCATTGATTCTTCCATAGCTTCTTCTAGTCTGTCTCTCATAAATCCCCCTTAGTTAAGATTATTTTTTGTTAGACACTTGTTATAAACATGATTTGCATAAGCATTAATCTTAGCTTTTTCCGCTTCGCTTTTTTCCTTGCGAACAGTCTTCTCCGCTTCGCTCAACATAGTTACATTAGTGAAGCTAACTTCGATCTTACTGTTAATATGATTGACCGTTTTAGCTTCGCACATTTTCTTTCTTTGCTCGTTGCTTAACTTCTCAACGTCAACAACCTTACCGAATTTATGTACCGCTTTCGCATCTGACCAACCGACATCTATACCGTAGGTTTTAACGTGGTTGTTCTCGTCAAAATAAAGCAACATGATTCCGCTATAAGTGGACTTCTTGACCTTGCACCATTTACCAGTCTTTGGATTCAAAGTCTGATAGCAAAGTCTGTCTCCTCTCTTAGTGGTTTCGATCCAGTACCGTCTATCAGTTTTGAGTCTATAACCCCAAGGGTAATTGTTTACCTCGATTGCATTTTCAAAACTGTCTTTGTTATAAATTATTTCCATAGTTCTCCTTAGTTATTAAATAACTTTGTTATGTCTCCACCTGCTACATAATCAGGCAATAACTCTTCCAAGTCATTACGAGTAACAACAGGCATCTCCGCTACTATTGGGGCAAAGCCTTTCATAGTTGCACTTGCTTCCATTTTTTTAGCTATATGTTTTCCTTTCATTGGTTCTCCTTAGTTATACATTGAAGCTTTCGCTTCCTTATTGATGCCGAACAGCACCAATAAAGAAACGACCTCCGAAGAGGTCGCCTTCTTCTTCGCCACCTACATAATGACTTGCCCCTTCCGTTACTAAGCTTCTCTCTCTAAAGTCTCTCTCTTTCCTTTCTGAACCGTCTCGTAACTTCTGCTAACCCGAACCGTTAACTCCGTTTATTGTGTCTCTCGTCTTGTACTAAAGTCTTTCTCTAAATGAGTAGGCTTTTTGCTTACTGACCTAAAATGTTTGTCTCTTGTTTTTCTTTCCTTGGAAGCTTTTGCTCTGGCTCCTCTGTTACTCCTCGACTTGGAGCAGAAAGGCACTTTTTTTGTGGTCGGTGCCATCCTTGTCCGACTGGGTTTTCCTCTTTCGGAGGGTTGGTCACTCAATCCCGTTCTTGATTGCCTCCTTCAGTACCCTAGACTCGTTATCCGTCCGTTGGAATTCCCCGATTCGGGGAGCAGTCTTTCTGAATTCGGATTCAGTATATCATCTGTACAACAAAGAGCAACAACAACCCACCAAATAAACCTTGTATATGTTCAATGTATGTTCGAGTAGGACGGTTTCAAACTGTCCGTAGGACAGCTACAATTAGGGACTATGACAAACAAAGTAAAAGACATACATGGACTAACACCTAAACAAGAAGTATTTGTACAAGAACTCCTCAAAGGGAGTTCAGCAAGTGACTCGTATAGAACTGCTTACAATGCCAAGGGAATGAAAGCTTCCGCTATCCACTGCGAAGCCAGTAAGTTAAAAAGCCACCATAAGGTTTCCCATAGATACAAGTTACTATTGAAGCGTAAAGAGGAGTATGCACTAACTTCCTCCCTCTCTTTAAGACACCTAGTCTTGGAGAGACTAAGAGAGGAAGCCTTGGACAAGAACAATAATGAGAGTGCAAGAATTAGAGCCTTGGAACTATTAGGGAAGAGTTCAGACGTTGGACTCTTTATAGAGAGGATCGAAACCATCACTAAGGATAGAACTCCAGAAGAAGTAATGAGCGAGATTGAGGAGAAGCTAGAGAAAGTTATAGGGAGTGCAACATAGCTAGAACAAATATTGAACGTTCAATGTTTAATGGCATATATCCACAATGGCTATTTAAGGACTGAAGGAGTTCAGGATATCTTCACCATTTCAGGAGAGTGAAGCAGTTTGTTAAGAAGTTTCCCTAAGTTACTGATACTAAAGGAGAAAAAAGCTAACCCTACCCTCCCCATCCCCCCCTTTTTATTTTTTTTTGATTGTCTCCCCCTAAACACTAATTTGCTCATTAATTTCCCAATATTTTCATAAAACCTCGATTGGCTTAATAATATACGCTTAACTTTCGCTAAACGTTTGCTAAACGTTAGAGTCTCATCTATAGTGGGGGGATATATGTTTTCAAAAGACGAGATACTGATAGGCATAATAGCAATATCTTTCTTAATCTGTCTGGCGTTAGTAGCATGACTCCTAAACAGTTGAAGGTATTGGAAGCGATAGAATCCTATTGGGAGACACAACACTGTGGTCCGTCCTTGGAAGCAATAGCAGAGATGGTCGGAGTTTCTTCTCGGAGTACAGTTCATGCAATCGTGAAGAAGTTAGAAGAGGATGGTTGGATAACCATGCAACCCAAACGCTGGCGAACCATGATGTCGGCAAGGAACTCCCCACTGCAGAATTTACCCCCTACCTCCCCCACTACCCCCTTAGTTGAAAAAAAAATTTCGGAATCAGTTCAAACCCGAACATTAGATGAACAAAAAGAGGCGGGGCTCGGCTCGTTGATCGAGGAACCTGAGAAAGACGAACTCGAAGAGCTGTTTGGAAAACACTTGACGAACATGAGAAGGTAGGTATGATTGTTAAAATCTCGGAGAGATATGCCTTCTAGTTTATTACTACCTAGTTTTAAACTAAGTAATAATATAGTTAGTAATAAACTATCTGGTTATATACTAAGTCCCTGTGACCTTCATTATGGTTCCCTCAAAATCTATACACATATAGGTTGCAGGGACTAACTTATGAATAACTACTTACAGAAAATACAACAACTGCCTGACCATGAGAAGAAAGTTTTACTGGGGCTGTTGGAAGAATACGAACAATCTAAGAACAGAAAGGAATGCACCGAAGACTTCCTTCCTTTTGTAAAACATTCTTGGAAAGCTTTTATTGAAGGCTACCACCATACTAAAATGGCGGATGCCTTTAATCGGGTTTCACGGGGTGAACTGAAACGACTGATTATCAATATGCCTCCCCGTCATACGAAATCAGAGTTTGCCTCGTATCTACTACCCGCTTGGTACTTGGGAAAGTACCCTGACCGCAAGATCATCCAGATTGCCCACACCGCAGAACTGGCGGTGGGCTTTGGACGTAAGGTTAGAAACTTTGTGGGTTCAGAAGACTTTAAGGAAATATTTCCTACAGTGGCTTTGCAAGCCGACTCCAAAGCTGCGGGACGTTGGAACACCAACAAAGGCGGAGAATACTTTGCGATTGGTGTAGGCGGAGCAGTAACAGGTAAAGGTGCGGATGTCCTTATCATTGATGACCCGCATTCAGAGCAGGAAGGACAGAGCGGTGATCCTCAAGTATTTGACCGAGTGTACGAATACTACACTTCAGGTCCACGTCAGCGTCTGCAACCGGGAGGTTCCATCGTGATCGTGATGACTCGCTGGCACAAACGGGACTTAACGGGACAGATACTGAAAGCCCAAGCCCAACGGGAAGGGGTGGACGAATGGGAAGTCATAGAGTTCCCCGCCATACTGCCTTCGGGAAAAAGTTTATGGCAGGAGTTCTGGGACATCAAGGAACTGGAGAAGTTAAGATCGGAACTGCCTGTAGCCAAATGGTCGGCTCAGTACCAACAAGACCCCACTGCGGAAGAAGGGGCGATTGTAAAACGGGAGTGGTGGCAGGATTGGGAACACGATGATCCGCCAAAATGTGAATTTGTTATCCAGTCGTGGGATACGGCTTTCCTCAAGACTCAACGGGCTGACTATTCAGCGTGTACGACTTGGGGGGTGTTCTATCAAGAGGATGAAGATACGGGGATAAGACAACCCAACATCATCCTGCTCGATGCTTTAAAAGACCGCATGGAGTTTCCCGCCCTGAAGAAAAGGGCGTTTGATCACTGGAAAGAATGGCAACCCGATGCCTTTATCGTGGAAGGTAAAGCGGCTGGGATGCCCTTGATCTTTGAACTGCGACAGATGGGGATACCCGTGTCCGAGTACACACCCAGTCGTGGTAATGATAAGATAGCGAGGGTCAATGCCGTAGCTGATCTATTTGCTTCGGGTGTGGTGTGGGCACCAGAGAGAAGATTTTCCGAAGAGGTTATCGAGGAATTTGCTGCATTCCCTAGCGGGGATCACGATGACTTGGTGGACTCTTCAACGCAAGCGTTGTTACGCTTTCGACAGGGTGGTTTCATTCCCCTCTACTCAGATGAAGAGGATGAAGAACTACCCATTAGACGAGCAGAATACTATTAACTAGGAGAAAATTATGGTAAAAGTAGAAAAATATCAGGATCAGGTTATGAGAAAGTTTGGTGGCGGTCAAATAAAAAAACAAGCTGGTGGTATAGTTTCCAGACAGGAAGACTGGGAAAAAATTGGACCAGCACGCATGGCTGATGCAGCGAAAGACCCACAGATATACAAAAGTTTTAGACGACCCAAAGCAGGTCAAAAAAGAAAAAAAGCAGGTCCGGGTGGCTATTCAAAAGGCGGTAAAATAAAAGCCAAGAAAAAATAAAAAAAACTTAACAATAAAGAGGAGCAGTTATGTGGAATAAAATAAAAGCATTTTTTAAGTGGGCGATAGAATATCCAGACCCAGAAAAAAAAGAAGAAGCAAGTGCGGTAATACGCAAAAATGAACCTGATGACTCTTGGCGTGAGGACACGGTGTGGGAAGAAGAAGAATCCAAACGTGCCAGAGACAAGAAGGGTCAGTATCGTGGAGATGATAAATCCACACCTGATGTAAACGAGGCATGGGAAAGCGGAAAGGCACCCAGTAAGAGCGGGCTTCACAAGAAAAAGAAAAAGAAAAAGAAAAGGAAATAGATGGCTGATAAACCGCTACAGACACCAGAAGTAACTGTTGAAGGTTCCCCTTTGGAGATACTTGTATCTAATCCAGACGAGGTAGCTATTAATACAGAAGACGGTGGCATGATCATTGACTTTGATCCTGCGTCAGAAGACTTAGGTGAGGAGTTCAATGACAATCTTGCGGAACACATGGACGATCCAGTTTTGCAGTCGTTGGGTTCTGAACTGGTAGGTTATTACATGGGAGATAAGGAATCCCGAAAAGATTGGGAAGATACTTATATTAAGGGTTTAGATCAACTAGGCTTGAAGATAGAGAATCGAACCGATCCTTGGGATGGAGCTTGCGGTGTATTTCACCCATTATTAACTGAAGCAGTAGTACGTTTTCAGGCTCAAGCAATCACTGAGGTATTTCCGCCCAAGGGTCCTGTACGCACACAAATAATAGGAACCGTTGATGCGGAAAAGGAAGAGCAAGCTAATCGGGTTAAAGATTATTTAAACTATCTTTTAACCGATAAGATGACGGAATATCGTATAGAGACGGAGAAGCTTTTATTCAGTTTACCTTTGGCGGGTTCGGCTTTTCGTAAAGTTTATTTTGATCACAATATGGATAGACCCTGTTCCATGTTTGTACCTGCTGAAGATTTTGTGGTGAGTTACGGAGCTTCCGATCTCTCCACTTGTGAACGAGCTACCCATGTAATGAAGAAGACTGCGAATGAGGTCAGAAAATTACAGGTCAATGGTTTTTATAGGGATGTAAAGTTATCTTCTCCCTCAGACGTAGTAGATGATATACAAGAAAAATACAATCAATTAACAGGCGATAACGCTAATTATGATTATGACCAACGCCATACGCTGTTGGAGATGATGGTAAATTTAGATTTAGAAGACTTTCCTGATATGAAGGACGGAGAGCCTACGGGCATAGCTCTCCCCTATATCGTAACAATAGAGTTGGCATCCAGAACCATCTTATCTATAAGACGAAACTGGTATGAAGATGATGAACAAAAGATGCCTCGACAGCATTTCGTTCACTACCAATATCTCCCCGGACTAGGATTTTATGGCTTCGGGCTTATTCATTTAATTGGTGGTATAGCGAAGTCGGCTACCAGTTTGTTACGACAATTAGTGGATGCTGGTACGCTCTCCAACCTACCCGGAGGTTTAAAAGCCAGAGGACTAAGAATTAAGGGGGACGATACGCCCATTATGCCCGGAGAGTTTCGGGATGTGGATATTCCCGGAGGTGCAATCAGGGACAACATAACCTTCTTGCCCTACAAGGAACCGTCTGCCGTACTCTATCAATTACTGGATAATTTGGTGGAAGAGGGGAGAAGATTTGCGTCAGTAGCTGATATGAAAGTGGCTGACATGAATAATCAGGCTCCCGTAGGAACGACTTTAGCTATTCTGGAACGATCCATGAAAGTCATGGGATCAGTACAATCCAGAATTTTTGCTTCGATGAAACAGGAACTAAAAATATTGACGGGTATTGTGAGGGACTTTGGACCCACTGAATATCCTTATGCGACTGAAGGACAGGAATTATTACCAGAAGATTTCGATGACAGAATTGATGTTATTCCTGTAGCTGATCCAAATGCTTCAACCACAGCACAGAGAATCATGCAGTACCAAGCTGCGTTGCAGTTAGCACAGCAAGCACCGCAAATGTATAACATGGCGGAATTACACCGTCAGATGCTGGAAGTATTAGGTATCCGTGATCCAGATTCAATCGTGCCTTTAGAAGATGATATAGAACCGCTTAACCCAGTTTCTGAAAATATGAATATATTGAATGAAACGCCAGTGAAAGCATTCATGTATCAAGATCACGAAGCCCACATCATAACTCATATGGCGATGGCAGATGATCCGAAGATAAAAGAATTAATCGGGCAAAGTCCTAATGCTAATGCAATACTTGGAGCATTCTCTGAGCACGTTACTGAACACATAGGCTTCCAGTACCGTAAGGAAATAGAAGAACAACTAGGTGTGCCGTTACCTCCTCCAGAAGAACCGCTTCCAGAGGATATAGAAGTACGTTTATCCAAACTGGTAGCAGAAGCAGCACAGCGAGTTCTTAATAAAGACCTAGCCGAACAACGTCAAAAAGAAATTCAAGAGAAGATGGAAGACCCTGTAATTCAACAACGTGAACGTGAGTTGGATATTAGAGAACAAGACGTACAACGCAAGATGAAAGCTGATGCTGAGAAGATAGCGGCTGATCTCAAGAAGATTGAATCGCAGGAAAAAATAGCAGGAGCCAAGATAGGAGCAGACCTAATTACCGATAAAGAAGCCATTACTTCGCAAGAGAAGATAGCGGGGGCAAAGATCGGTAAAGATGTAGCAGAAACCTTATTGGATATAGACAGTAAGAAAAAAGGTAAAAAATAATGGCTGAAATGAGCAGAGAGAATTTTCCTGACGCACTGAGAGGAAAAATAAGAGAAAGAATGAATGATCATTCTGACGCAATCAGTGGTGGAGGATGTAAGGATTTTGGCGAATATCGGTATTTAACGGGAGTTATTGCTGGTTTAGCTTTAATAGAGCGGGATTTGTTAGACCTATTGGAAATAGCAGATCAATAACGTCATAATGACGCAGGGACTCTGGACCCTATCCAGTGCAAACAAGGTGAACTATGAAAACCGTAGAAAAAATAGAAGAACAGCTCCCTGAAGAGATAGCTGTTCCCATAGCGAAACAATTACCAGAACCCTCTGGTTATCGAATTTTGATAGCATTACCCGAAGCCGATGAAAAAACGGAAGGGGGAATTATCAAAGCTGCTTCACTTGTAGAAAGGGAATCCGTAGGTTCAATATGCGGATTTGTAATGAAGTTAGGACCTGACGCTTACAACGACAAAAGGCGTTTTCCTAATGGACCTTACTGCGAAGAAGGAGACTGGATATTAATGCGTTCATATACGGGCACTCGATTTTTAGTGCACGGTAAAGAATTTCGTTTAATCAATGACGACAGTGTAGAAGCTGTTGTTCAAGACCCAAGGGGGGTTGTTAAGGTATGAGTACACAAGAAGAAATGGTAAATCAGGAACCAGAAGAAAACATTGAAGAAGCAGAAGTGATCGAAGAACCTATTTCTAGGGAAGAAAAGTTTTTAGGCATCCGTAGTCAAGTAGAGATAAAGAAGCCTCAAGTAGAAGAACCGTCTGACTTAGATATAGAGATCATTGATGATCGACCTGAAGAAGATCGTAAAAAGCCTCGTTCTCAAGAACAGAAAAAAGCTGATCGAGTAGAAGTAGAGGAAGAGATTGATGACGTTGACGATAAAGTTAAAAAACGTATCAATAAATTAAAGTACGAATTCCATGAAGAACGCAGAGCCAAGGAAGCGGCTGAACGCTTACGAGACGAATCGGTAAATTTTGCCCGTAAACAACAGGGGGAAAATCAAAGATTGCAAGCGTTGGTACAACGTGGAGAAGGTGCTTTAATGTCACAGGTAAAAGCAAAGGCGGAAGCCGAGCTTGATAAAGCCAAAAACCAACACAAGGAAGCTTATGAGTCGGGTGATTCAGAGCGTTTAACCGATGCCACTGAACAGATGTTATCGGCTCAGAGTGAATTAAAAGTAGCTAACGATCATTTTAATAGATTGGAAGCACAACAAAAATTTGCTCGACCACCCAACGTACAGCAACAGCAACAACAATCACAGCAAGCTTACGGAATGCAGAATCCTCCGCAAGTTGATCCAAAAGCGGTAACGTGGTTGAAGGATAATTCTTGGTTTGGGGCGGAGGATCAGAAGGAAATGACGGCTTTGGCTTACGGGATACATGAAACTTTAGTTACTAAAGAAGGTATATCTCCTACGTCAGACCAGTATTATGTGGAAGTGGATAAGCGAATGCGTAAACGCTTCCCAGATTATTTCGAGGTGGAAACTACTAGCTCAAAAGACGGAGACACTGAAAATGTTGAAGTTGAGACTGCGACACCTAGAAATACCCAATCGGTGGTCGCACCCGCTACCCGTAACAACGGTAGCAGACCCCGCAAAGTGCAGTTGACAGCAACTCAAGTCG